TCAAGCTGCTGGACTCTTCCACGGGCCAGACCACCGCGCCTGTGGTGACCGTCAGGTCATTGCTTTGCTCAAAGATGATTTGCCCAGCGCTGATGCTTGCGCCGCCCACCACTTCAAACGTGGCACTGTGAAAGGCGCGGGCATCAAACCAGCCGTTGACCACGCCGGTGATCAAATCAACGTTGGCCGCTGCGATGCTGCCTGAGGTGCCTGGGATTTGGTCAATTGCGAGGGACACCGAGAGCGACTCATCGGCGATCTTTGGCCCGAGGGAATCTGGCAGCGGGATCTGTGGGACGTAGTACGTATCGACCCGCACTTGTGCAGCTTGGCCCGAGGTGTTGGCGACCTGGATCGACCAGTAGTTGCCGCGCAAGGTGTGGATTTTCGCCAGTCGCTGATTGGCGGCCAAGGTGACCACGATGTCATCGACTTGCGTGATCGACCCAGCTTGGTCAAGGAACTGCCGGATGGTGACGGTCACTGCCCGGTCAGACAAGATCGCCGGGATAGCGTACATCTGGTCGATGACACTTTCTACGGGCGATTGCCAAGACGCACCGTTTGCAACAGCAACAGCCGTGCTGTTGCCGCCCGTGCTCATGCCCGCAGAGTAGATCGATCCGAAGCCGCTCAGTGCCATGGGCAATGGGTTTTCTTTATCCCCGGACACAACCAACTCGCCTTCAGCATTGACCACCACTTCAGCGTGTCCAGATGTCCCTTTTACGCGCCCAATGAGTGAACCCATGTTTGTTTCCCTTCAAATCAGTTCCACGGTTGTCCGTGGTGTTTTTGTGATGCTGGCGATCGCCCAATGCATGTTTCTGCGGTGGGCATCTACCGTGGTTTGGAGTTCGTCGGCCTTGGTGTCGCCTTGGCCGGTGGTGTCAAAGTCTCGGTACCGCTCCGCGAGGTCGGCTTGCACGTGGCTGATGATGGCGGCGCGGTACTGGATCAAATGCGTCTTCTGGCCGCCCACGCTGGACGCTGGCACGCTGCCTGCGGTGGCGTGCCCGGCCAGCACCTGCGCGTCCTGCCAGCTTTGCAGCAGTTCGTTCACATCGGTGATGGCGATCAGCAGGCTGTGCCGCAGCCGCTCGACGGTCACGGTGCCGTCAAGCCTGCAATCCTTGCGCAAAGCCACTGGGTCCACGTCGGGCCAAAAGCCGTTGTTGACGATGGGCGCTTCAGCCAGTGCATCTGGTGGCGATGGGGCGGCAAGGAACGACATGGCTTTGGTGTGGGTTGTGGGCGGTGGTCAATCACTTGCAGGTGTTTGAGACGTGCTCGCGTCCTTTGGGTGATTGAGCCGCCCGGGTGCGGGTGCACTCAGGTTTGAGCGGCTTTCTTGAGCGCGTCTTTGCGCCGCTCAAGCCGCTCAATGTCTTTTTTCACGCCGCTGTCTTTGTGCAGCTCAGCGGCGCGGGTCAGCGCGGCCAAAGCGGCATCTACCGTGATGGCGTCCAATGTTTCGTAATTGTCGTTGGCCGTTTTTCGCTGGGCCACGGCATAGCCGATAGCCTTGTACAGCTTGGCGCGGGCTTGGTCGGGTGCGTCGTGTGCGTCGGTCAGGTCGCGCACAGCGATCAGGTGGGCCAGGCTGGGCGCTGCATCGGTGCCTTGCGTGCTGGGGCGCAAAGAGGCATCGGCGAATTCGTCCATCAGGGTGACGGCTGCGCTGCGCTGGTAGCGATCTGGCAGGGCCAAGCCGTGGCGCAAGATGTGGTCGGCCATGGCAATGGCCTGATCAAACTGCCCCACGTCAATGCACCACACGAACACCGTCGTGAACACCATGTCTTCGCCGCCGCCATCGGCCTGCAAAACGCCTTCGATCCAGGGGAAATACAGCGGGAGCACCTCCGCCTTAAAACCGATCTTGCGTTCAACGCTTTGGATGTTTTTCAGGTCGCGGGTGTGCTGGAAAAGTTGTGCCTGCAGCAGCTCGTAAGCGCTGCCGGTGGCGGTGCCAGAAGTGGCAGCAGCCTGCGCCTGCGCTACGGCTTGCTTGCGCAGCACTGCAGCTTGAAACGGGGTGAGTCTTGGCATTGTGTCTCTCTTTCCCGGCCAACGCCCGGGTGGGGGCGTTGCCTTGGTGTGGTCAAACAAGGGTGATGTTTTGGATAAGCGCGCATGCGTCGTACTCTTCGACCACATAAGCGTCGTTGCTTGAGTCAAAGGTTGTGATGCGGTCAAGCTCCGGCTGCTCTTTGACATGTCGGCGACGCCCGCCGCTTTGGTAATAGATCGACAAGTTTTGAAGAGAGGTGATCAGCAAAGAGTTTGGTGGCATGTATTCCTCCGCGATTGGGCGAAGTCCACCCAGCCTCATGCTGCCCAGAATGATGTCCGCTGCGAGCTTCTCGCTGGGGTCTGTGGGTTCGTTGACAAGCCCAAAAGCTTTGTCATGAACAAGATCAGACGACACGATGACCACCAAATCGCGCAGACCTCGGTACCACGGCTTCAAAATGGAGTGCTTGGCGTCCATCACCAAAGCGTCCAGGTTTTTGAAGTCAGTGCCTGCGCCAATACCAACCTTGATGGCGTTTGCGCCAGCAGATGCGCCGTCAGAAATAACTTGCGATGGCGCGTTTTGGCGGATCTTCTCCAGCCAGCCAATGTTCACATCTTGCAGCAACGTGTTGGTCGACAAGTTGCTGTTATTGGCAACGCTGGTGCCGTTGAAGCCGATCATGATGCGATCCAAAGCCGTCCGCTCAGCAATTGCATTTGTGAGACGCACCTGGAAATCAGGGAACTTTGCCCAGGCGTCAAGCTTTGCGTAGGTGACATAGGTGTCAAAATTATTTTTGAAGCATTCGTAACCGTCTGCAGTGAATGAAGACACATCTCTCCCCGTGCGTGGCGTGCCACCGCTTGTGTCGTTTCGCGAAGCGATGGGGCTGTTGATGTTCAGTCCCACTTTTTCGCCCTTCAGCTGTGACACCGGAAGGATGTTGATGAGCTTCAGAAATTCGCTCGACAACTGAATTTTTGTTTCCAGACGCTGCTGGACGCTTGGCTGAACGTTGAAGTTTTTTTCGGCGGTTGCAACGCCGTTCAGTCGTGCCTGGTTTTCCAAGTACTGGTTGAAAAGCTCGCGGGTCTGGTTTTCCATGGTGATGGCTCCTAAAAAATGGGGGTTCCGATGGGCTGTAAATCAGCAATCGGTTTGGGTTTGGCCGTTGCCGCCGCTGGCGGGTGGGCGCTGGGTGAACTGAGTGCCGGGTGTTTGCTGCAGCTTGGCCTGCAGGGCGGCAAAGGCGTCGGCGGTGGCTTTGTGCTCGGTGCGCAGGGCCTGCAGGTCGGCGCTGAACTTGTCGGCCTGGGCCTTCATGGCGGCTTGGAATTCGTCGCCGAACTTTTCAAAGCCTTCCAACACTTGGGCGAACATGGCGGTGTCGGTCGCGGATTTGCCTTTGAATTTTTCCAAAACGCCGTTGAACGCGGCCTTGAACTTCACGAGCGGGTCTTCGGCTTGCGCGTCTTCCATCTCAATGGTGAATTCCAGCGCCTCGGTGAACAGCGCGTCGGGCGCACTCTTGCGGGCGGCGAGGGGGCTTTTCTCGCCCTGAGTCGCGCTGAACGCCAACATCTCAGTGCCCAGGCTGGCGGGGCTGTCGGTGACGGCCAATCCGGTCAGGTAGGCCTCACCCGTGTCGGCAAACTTGGGCGTCACTTCGATCGATGTGAACAGTTTTTGTTTGGCTTTGTTCATGGCCACCAACTCGGGCAGGGGGGCGATCTGGGCAAACAGACCCAACTTGCCATCGGGACCGGCTTCGGCTTTGACAGCCACGACATCGCCATAAGCCTTGAACGGGCTGTCGGGCAGCATGCCGCGCATGTGCTCAAGCCAGACGCGGGGGCTGTAGGTGGCGGTGTTGAAATTCTTGACGATCTGTTCGATCCAGCTGCGTTGAATGACGCGGCCGTCCGTGGTTCCTCCCTCGGTGGCGACTCGGAAGAACTTGGATTTGCTCATGGATTTGCTCATGGGTTTCCTCGGTGGTTGAAGGTGACCTTTTTCGAAGGGTGTCCCGATCTTTGCCGCCCTACGCGCGAAACTCAAACGCGCGCGCATGTGCGGCGCACACCCACATGAACAAGGCTTTTGGCTTGTCCGGCCCCTCAGACACCATCGGGACATGATCAATGACGATGTAACGACTACAAAATATGTAGGCATGAGCCTTGGGGAGCTGACCCAAGAAGAAATCGTTGGCCGTCGCCGCAAGGGGCGCGACCTGTATTGGCAGGGGTGGAGCATCACCGCGCTGTCTGAGCACCTCAAGATCAACCGCACCACGCTTTACAAATGGCGCGACGACGAAGGATGGGACGAAGCAAAGCCCATCGACCGCGTGGATGCCGCGCTCGAAAGCCGCATGGTCCAGCTGCTCAGCAAAGAAAAGAAGGACGGCCACGACTTCAAAGAGATTGACCTGCTGGGCCGACAGATCGAGCGGCTCGCGCGCGTGCGCAAATACGAACAGACAGGCAAGGAAAACCACCTGAACCCGAATGTCGACAACCGCAACGCCAACCGCAATAACCACAAACAGCCCGACCGCAACTTCTTCAGCGAAGAGCAGATTGAGCAGATGCAGAACGCGTTTCGCGACAGCCTGTTCAACTACCAGCGCGCTTGGTGGGCCGAGAGTCAGCAGCGCACCCGGCTGATTCTCAAGTCACGGCAGATCGGCGCGACCTGGTATTTCGCCCGAGAAGCCCTGATTGATGCGCTGACCACCGGGCGCAATCAGATCTTCTTGAGCGCGTCCAAGGCGCAGGCGCACATCGTGAAGGACTACATCAGGAAGTTCGCGCATGAGGTCTTGGGCGTCGATCTCACCGGCGATCCGATCGTATTGAGCAACGGCGCAAACATCTACTTCTTGGGATCCAACGCGCTCACCGCCCAGGGCTACCACGGCAACTTCTACTTTGACGAATTCTTCTGGGCGCGCAACTTTGCCCAGCTGAACAAGGTGGCGTCGGGCATGGCGATGCAGAAGATGTGGCGCAAAACCTACTTCTCCTCGCCATCCAGCGTACAGCACGAGGCCTTTGCGCTTTGGAGCGGCGAGCGCTTCAACAAGCGGCTGGCCAAAGATGCGCGGCTGCAGTTTGACCTCAGCCATGACCGGCTGAGCGGCCCCGGCTTCGTTGGGCCCGATGGCAAGTGGCGCAACATCGTGAACATTCTTGACGCCATCAAGGGTGGTGGCCAAGACCTCTTTGACATCGATGAGCTGCGCCAAGAGTACAGCGAAGACGAGTTCCAGAACCTCTTGATGTGCGAGTTTGTCGACGACTCGCACAGCCTTTTCAGCATGGAGACCATGCAAAAGTGCATGGTCGACTCTTGGGATTTGTGGGACGACTTCAAGCCCTTTGCCCAACGCCCCTATGGCTTTTTTCCCGTGTGGGTGGGCTACGACCCCAGCCGCACCGGTGACAGCGCAGGGCTGGTGGTGCTGGCCCCGCCGTTTGAACCTGGTGGGCGGTTTCGCGTGCTCGAACGCCACCAGTTCAAGGGCATGGACTTTGAGGGCCAGGCGCGCCAGATTGAGCAGATCACCAAGAAATACACAGTGACATACATCGGCATCGACACCACTGGCATCGGCCAAGCGGTGTTTGAGCTGGTGAAGAACTTCTTCCCCATGGCCAGGGCTTTCAACTACAGCATCGACGTCAAGCAAGGGCTGATTCACAAGGCGCTGTCGGTCGTGGGCAAAGGCCGCTTGGAGTTCGACGCGTCTTGGGTCGACCTGGCGCACAGCTTCATGGCTATCAAACGCACGCTCACGCCCAGCGGGGGTTCCATCACCTACACGGCCGGCCGAACCGCTGCCATCGGCCACGCCGACCTCGCCTGGGCCTGCATGCACGCGCTGGCCAACGAGCCCTTGGACGTGCACAACAACACCACCAACCAATCCCGCATGGAGATCTTTGAATGAACGCCGCCGACACCGCAACAGCCACCCATCCCAGCAACGACGCGCAGGCGTCACCCGGCATCAGCTTCACCTTTGGCGACCCCATGCCCGTGATGGACAGCCGCGAGCTGCTCGACTACATCGAGGCCTGGAGCAACGGCAAGTGGTTCGAACCTCCGGTGAACTTCGACGGCCTGGCCAAGTCGTTCCGGGCCAGCACACACCACAGCAGCGCCCTCTATTTCAAACGCAACGTGCTGGTGAGCTGCTTCGTTCCGAATCGGCTGCTTAGCCGCGAGACCTTTTCTGCCATGGTGCTGGACTACCTCACCTTCGGAAATTGCTACCTCGAGCGCCAAACCAGCATGATGGGCAATCCCATGCCACTCAAACACGCGCTGGCAAAGTACACCCGCCGCGGCTCTTTTGACCTTGACCAATACTTCTTTGTGCGTGGCTTCCAGGAAGAGCACGAATTTCAGAGGGGCAGCATCTGGCACCTGCGCGAATACGACATCAACCAAGAGATCTACGGCGTGCCCGAGTACCTCAGCAGCCTGCAGGCGGCATGGCTGAACGAATCGGCCACGCTGTTTCGCCGGAAGTACTACAACAATGGCAGCCACGCCGGGTACATCCTCTATTTGAACGACCCCCAGCAAAATCAGGATGATGTGGACAACATCCGCAAGGCCATGAAGGAAAGCAAAGGCCCCGGCAATTTTCGCAACCTCTTCATCTACAGCCCCAACGGCAAGAAAGACGGCGTGCAGCTGATCCCCGTCAGCGAAGTGGCCGCGAAAGATGAGTTCTTCAACATCAAGAACGTGAGCCGCGATGACATCCTCGCCGCACACCGCATCCCGCCCCAGCTGATGGGCATCGTGCCCAGCAACACAGGCGGCTTCGGCGCCGTAGGCCCAGCCGCCCAGGTCTTCGCCCGCAACGAGCTGCAGCCGCTGGAGACCGTGTTCCTGTCGCTGAACGACTGGATGGGTGAAGAGGTGGTGAAGTTCAATGACTACGTCATCCCAGGACTTGAGCAAGCGCCAGCCGCAAGCAAGCCCGTGATGAACCAATCATGAACCAAGCCATGAACAAAGCCTTGACCAACCCTGTCCAAGCGATGCCCAAGCCCCTCCCAGGCTGACCGCAGCCAGCCAATCCAGACCACCCCCCAGGCCGCAGACGCGGCCTTTTTGTTGTCTATCTGCAACACTGCTGCATAAACACAACACAAAATCCCGGCGCGCGGTCGGCACCCCGCCACGCC